CTTCTACCGCTACTCTGACTGCTGCTCAGATCACCGGTGGTGTGTTGGTCGCCAACCCCAGCACTTCTGCTGCCACTTACACTCTGCCCACCGCTGCTCAGATCGACGCAGTTGTGTCCAGCGCCAAAGTCGGCAGCACCTTTGTGCTGAACATCGTCAACACTGGCACGTCTTCGGGCACTGTCACGTTGTCGATGGGCACCGGCTTGACTGACGGCGGCAACGCTGCTGTGGCCGTGGCCGTCACTTCCAGCGCAGCATTCTTGTTCCGCAAGACAGGTGATGCAGCTTGGTCTGTGTACAAGATTGCTTAAATCTTGAGCAAGGTAAAACGGGGCTTCGGCCCCGTTTTCACATGGAGATTCACATGAACGTAGTTCTCGTACACCCCGTCCACGGTGCCAAAGTTGCCACCAATGAGTTGGAGATGGAACAGGATGTCAAAAACGGCTGGACCGAGTACAATCCTGATACACCCGCCGAGGTGGCACCAAAAGCAGACAAGCCTGTTCGCAACAAGCTGTCGCGCAAAGTGACCGAACAACCCGTCGAACAGCCCAACGAAGTCCCGTCTTTTCTGACTTCGGCAAGCGACGAATCCGAAGGAAGCTGATATGGCAACGACCGCTGGCGATCAAATCAACCGAGCCTTGCGCCTGCTCGGTGTACTGGCCGAAGGTGAAACTCCGTCAGCGGCGACCAGTCAAGACGCGCTGGTTGCGCTCAACCAGATGATCGACTCGTGGAACACCGAGCGACTCTCGGTCTTTGCCACCCAAGATCAGGTTTTCAACTGGCCTTCCGGCGAGATCAAGCGAACCCTCGGCCCGTCTGGTGACTTCGTGGGCAACCGCCCCGTGCTGCTTGATGACGCCACGTACTACCGCGCCCCCAGCGGCGTGTCGTATGGCATCAAGTTCATCAACCAAGACCAGTACAACGGTATCGCGGTCAAGACGGCCACGTCCACCTTCCCGCAGGTGATCTTCGTCAACGAGACGTTCCCCAACGTCGAGATGTACATTTACCCCAAGCCGACCCAGACGCTTGAGTGGCACTTCATCTCGGTTGAAGAACTGTCGCAGCCTGCCACGCTGGCGACCGAGTTGCACTTCCCGCCCGGGTACATGCGGGCCTTCACCTACAACCTGGCGATGGAAATCGCCCCCGAGTTCGGTGTCGAGCCTTCGCCGCAGGTCCAGCGCATCGCCATGACCAGCAAGCGCAACCTCAAGCGCATCAACAACCCGAACGACATCATGAGCCTGCCCTACGGTGTCGTGGCGAACAAGCAACGGTTCAACATCTACGCTGGTAACTTCTGATGAAGACGCCCATCCTCGGCTCTACCTACGTGGCCCGCAGCGTCAACGCTGCGGATGCCCGCATGGTCAACTTGTTCCCCGAGATCATTCCCGAGGGTGGCAAGGAGCCTGCGTTTCTGAACCGCGCTCCGGGCCTCAAGCTGAAAGTGTCGGCGGGCCTCGGGCCGATCCGTGGCCTGTGGCAGTACGGTGGCAACATGTACGTGGTCAGCCGCGACAAGCTGTACAAGGTGGACTCCAGCTACACGGTGACCACCCTCGGCACGGTGTCGGGCGTCGATGGTCCGGTCAGCATGGCCGACAACGGCACCCAGTTGTTCGTGGCTTGCGATGGCCCCAGCTACATCTACAACGCCCAGACCAACGTGTTCCAACAGATCACGGACAGCGACTTCCCGGGCGCTGTGACCGTGGGCTATCTGGACGGCTACTTCGTGTTCAACGAGCCGAACAGCCAGAAAATCTGGATCACGAGCCTGCTCGACGGCACCAGCGTGGACCCGCTGGACTTTGCCTCGGCCGAAGGCTCCCCGGACGGCGTGGTCGGCATCATCGTGGACCACCGCGAAGTGTGGGTCTACGGTACCAACTCGGTCGAGGTCTGGTACAACAGCGGCAACGCTGACTTTCCGCTTTCCCGCATCCAAGGCGCGTTCAACGAACTCGGCTGCGTGGCGGCGTACTCGATTGCCAAGATGGACAACGGTCTGTTCTGGCTGGGTCAGGACGCCCGGGGTCAGGGCATCGTCTACCGGGCCAACGGCTACACGGGTCAGCGCATCTCGACCCATGCAATCGAGTGGCAAATCCAGCAGTACGGCAATCTGTCGGACGCCATCGGGTACACCTACCAGCAGGATGGTCACAGCTTCTACGTGCTGATTTTCCCCAGCGCCAACGCCACATGGGTCTACGATGTGGCGACTCAGGCGTGGCACGAGCGGGCTGGGTTTGCCAACGGCGAGTTCACCCGTCACCGCAGCAACTGCCAAGTGTTCTTCAACAGCGAGGTGCTGGTGGGCGACTATCAGAACGCTAACATCTACGCCTTCGACCTTGATGACTTCTCGGACAACGGCAGCATCCAGAAGTGGCTGCGGTCGTGGAGGGCGTTGCCCACCGGTCAGAACAATCTCAAGCGCACCGCGCAGCACAGCCTCCAACTCGATCTGGAGACTGGTGTGGGCCTGAATCTCGGCCAAGGCAGCGACCCGCAGGTCATGCTGCGCTGGAGCGATGACGGCGGTCACACATGGTCCAGCGAACACTGGGTCAGCATCGGCAAGATCGGTGAGTTCTATCGCCGCGCCATCTGGCGGCGTCTGGGCATGACCATGAAGATTCGTGACCGGGTGTACGAGGTGTCAGGCACCGACCCCGTGAAAATCGCCATCGTGGGCGCTGAACTGCTCGTGAGTCCGACGAATGCCTAATCCGTTGAACGTACCAATCACGCCGCCACGGGTCGCGTTTATCGACTCGCGCACTGGCACGGTGTCGCGTGAGTGGTACATGTTCTTCCTGTCGCTGTTCCAAACAGCGGGCGGCAGCACGGTGTCGCTTGATGACGTGCAAAAAGGCCCGCCGATGCTCACGGTTGACGAGATCAACGTCATCGTGGACAAGGCCAGCGAGAACCTACGCCCATCGACCGAGAGCACCATCGAGCAGATCGCGGAACTGCGCAAGCAGATTCAGGCGTTGGAGACTCAAGTGCGGCCCGAACTGGGCACCATGAGTGAACTTCAGCAGTCGCTGCTACCGTGGGTCACTTGGGACACAACCCCAGAAGGTGTGCCGCCCGATGTGGGGACGCTGGCTTGGGATGGTGGCACCACTCTCGGTGTGCAGATGACGACCAATGTGGTCGGTCGAGTCAACGAGAGCGGGTACTACTACATCAAGGCCAGCAGCGCCATCACCAAAGGTCAAGTGATCATGTTCACCGGTGCCGTGGGTGCATCCGGTGTGCCCACGGGTGCGCCAGCGACCGGCGTGACCGATGGTAGCTACATCATGGGCATCGCGGCCGAAAGCATCGCCAACAACGGATTTGGTTTGGTGCAGTTCATCGGTACGCTGCGCGGCGTGAACTTGTCGGCGTACAGCGATGGGGACATCCTTTGGTACGACCCTGCTGTCACTGGCGGGCTGACCAAAACCAAACCCAGCGCACCGAACATCAAGGTGCAGGTTGCTGCGGTCATCTCGAACTCCAACAACGGCACGATGTTGGTTCGCGTGACCGCTGGATCGGAACTGGGTGGCACCGACTCAAACGTGCAGTTCGGCACCCTTGCCAACGGCGACCTGATCCAGTACGACTCGGCGCTGGGATATTGGAAAAACGTCACTCCGGCGTCTGTGATCTCCGGTGCCGGTGGTTCTCCGGTCACCAAGACCGCCAACTTCTCGGTGGCGAACGGCGAGACTTGGCTGATCAACAACAAGTCGGGTTCGTCCTGCACGGTGACGTTACCGACAGCCAGCGCCAATACTGGCCGGGTGCTGCACTTCCAAAACTACCAAGCCCAGACCCTCGTGTCAGCTTCGAGTAATGTGGTGCCGCTGGCCGGTGGGTCTGCAACCACTGCGATCCTTGAGGCCGTGGCCGGAGCCAACGCTACCCTCGTGTCCGATGGGACGAACTGGGTGATGACGCAGTACGATTCCAACAACGCACTGCAACTCGAATAAGGAGAAACCCTATGGCAGTCACTGTCAAAAACCTCGTCCCCGGCAAGACCGTCGAAAACGTGCAGACCACGCAGTACACGGCAACCAACGTGACGACCATCATCGACAAGTTCACCGCGACCAATTACAGCGCCACCGCTGCCACAATCTCGGTCAACCTCGTCACGACTGCCGGGTCCGCTGGCAACCAGAACCTGATCACCAAGACCAAGACGCTCCAGCCGTCCGAGGTCTACACGTTCCCCGAACTGGTGGGTCAGGTTTTGAATCCCGGCGACTTCATCAGTACAATCGCTGGAACCGCCAGCGCAATCAACATGCGCGTCAGCGGACGCGAAGTGACGCAATAAGGAGCGCAACATGGGACTGCTTTCTACACTTGGGACCATCGGCGGTTCGCTGTTTGGCGGCCCCGTTGGAGGCGCTATTGGTGGTGCTTTGGGTGGTGCGCTTGAGGGTAACGATCAAGCCCGTGCTGCGCAAGCTGCCGCCAATCAAACAGGTGCTGCGACACAATCGTCAATTGACTTGCAACGCCGGATGTACGAAGAAGGCGTGGCACGACAGCAACCGTGGCTCAAGGCTGGTGAAACGGCGCTCAATAAACTGATTCCGTTGACCGACTATCAGACGTTCGGCATGAACCAGTTTCAGGCTGACCCGGGTTACGGGTTCCGTCTGTCCGAAGGCACAAAAGCCCTTGAGCGATCTGCCGCTGCTCGTGGTGGCCTGCTGTCTGGTGCCACGCTTAAGGGCATTCAGCGATACGGTCAAGACCTTGCTTCGCAGGAGTACCAAAATGCTTTCAATCGGTATCAAACCGAGCGCTCCGCACGCCTCAACCCGTTGCAATCCCTCGCAGGCGTTGGTCAAACAACGGCTAATGCGCTGGGTTCGGCTGGCACAAGCTACGGTCAAAATGTGGGCAACGCGCTTTTGAACCAAGCATACACCGCAGGAAACGCCGGTCTTGCTGCCGCCAATGCTCGTCAATCCATGTACGGCAACATTGGCAGCGCGTTGGGTCAAATCACACCGGGTCAGTGGTCGAACTTGAGCAGCACCCTTGGAAACTATTTCGGCAACCCCCTGACGGCAATGAGTTACGGCACCAACGTTGGCTCTCAGCAGACGAACATGCTTGCCGCGCAAGATTTCTAAGGAGCCAACATGCCACAACTTAACTTCAACATGTTGGCAACCGAGGGACCGCAAGGCGTGTACCAAGGGTTCATGCAGGGTCAGCAACTGCAAAACCGACTGGCGCAGCAAGAACAGCAGCGTCAGCTTGGGGAACTTCAGCTTCAAAACGCGCTGCGCGAACAGCGGTTAGCGGGCGAAGAAGAAGCTGCTTGGAAGGCGGGTGCCGGAAACCCTCAAGCAGTGCTTCAGCAACTTCAGCAACGTGGTCTTGGTAAGCAGGCAATGGCGTTGCAGGGTCAACTGACAAAACAGCAGGCTGACAAACTCGCGCAACAAAAAACCACAGTGGAGTTGGTCAAAAACGCTGCCAATCAGGTGTTTGCAAATCCTCAAAATGCAGCGCAGATTTTGCAGTCGTTCAGCCAGCGCACCGGTATTGATGTCAGTGACGACTTGAGCCAAATTCAACAACTCGGTGGAGATGTTGAAGCAATCAAGCGATGGGCTGCTGGGAATGCGCTGGAAGCCGATAAGCTGCTTCCCAAGTTCCAGCAATTTGATCAAGGTGGTGCTGTTGTCACAGGCACTGTCGATCCGCTGACTGGGAAATTTGTTCAAGGGACTGCTTTCCAGAAAAGCATGGCCCCGGGAGAAGCGCAACGAATTGGTCTTGAAACCCGTCGAGTTGCAGTGCTGGAAGAAAACCAGCGCCGCGATGCCGATCCTGCATTCCAGCAGCGCATGGCCGGGGCAAAAGCGGTCGGTGAGGCGATTGCCAAAGGTGATGTGGCCGCGCAGCAGGCGCTGCCGCAGATCATTGGTCGCGCCGAAGAAGGTATCCGATTGATCGACGAACTGGTGGGCAAGCGCAACACCAAGGGTCAACTTATTGAAGGCTCCAAACCCCACCCGGGTTTCGAGACTGCTGTGGGAGCCACATGGCTTCCCGGTTCTCGATTTGTGCCCGGTACGGACGCTGCTGGTTTCATGGCCCGTTTCGACCAGATCAAGGGTGCTTCGTTCCTCGAAGCGTTCCAAGCCCTCAAGGGCGGTGGTGCGATCACGGAAAAAGAAGGTCAGAAGGGCACGGATGCCATCAACCGGATGTCCACCTCGACGGACGAGAAGGAGTTCATCCGCGCCGCGATGGACCTGCAAGATGTGATCCGCAAGGGTGTCGAGAATGCCCAAAAACGCGCTGCCCGCGCCGGTGGTGCAGCACCCGCCGCTCCCGCTGCGCCAGCAGCAGGTGGTGTCAAGTTCTTGGGGTTTGAATAATGCCTATCGCCCGATTCCAGCTACCCGATGGTCGCATCGGCCGGTTCGAGGTGCCCGAGGGCACCACGCCCGAGCAGGCGCAGTCGCTGATCCAAGCCCAGTTGCCCGCGCTCAGTCAGCCTGCCGCGCAGCAACTGCCCGAATCCCTGCGTCCGCGCACCGCTGCGCCCGAGGGTATTCCGGGCGCTCGGCAAGAGTCGAACCTGTGGCAGAAGGTGCGACCATACGTGGCCCCCACTGTTGAGGCTCTGGGTGCTGGCGCGGGTGGTCTGATTGGCGGTGGTGCTGGCCTGATGGGTGGTGGCCCGGTGGGTGCCGCTGCCGGTGGTGTTGCTGGTGCGGGTCTGGGTTACGGTATCGCCAAAGAAGCTCTTGAACTGGGTGACGTGTATCTGGGCGGCAAGGCTCCGCGCCAAGGCGCTGCACAGATCGTCGAGCCAGTGCGCAACGTCCTCGAAGGTGCCACCTTTGAAGCCGGTGGCCGAGTCGCTGGTCCTTTGATCGCCCAAGGTGTCGGCAAACTGGCTGACTTGCGACAGATTCCCAAGAACAAGGCTGCGGACATCGCCCGCAACGCACTCGGCCCGGACCTGCCCGAAGTGCTCAACGCGCTCAAGGCATCGCAGGGTCAGGGTATGAGCGCCGCACAGGCCACCGCCGACATCAACAGCCCCACATGGCAAGCCCTGATCGACCGCGCCACGGCCCGCGATCCGCGCTTCCTGTCGGCGCTGGAAAAGTCTCAAGGTGACGTGTCCCTCAACGCCCTGTCGCGCTTGGCCGGTGGTGCCACTGCGGCCGAGGCCCGGGGCACCACGGAGGCTGCAAAAGAAGCCGCCCGCACCGTCACCAGCCCGATGCGCGAGAGTGCCCTTACCCGGGCCAACCTTGGCAAAGAAGTCGCTCGTCTGGAGGGTCTGTCGGCCGAACTCGGTGAGCAGGCCGCTGCCAAGGTGCAGGAGGTTCGCCGCCTCATGGAACTGGGTGATTTGGCAAACGCCAGCGCCCGTCTGAGCCTGATCAAGCGCGATCTGCCGGTCGGCCTGACCAAGTACACCTACGGTGGGGAACTGGCCGAGAAGGCATTCAACGAGTGGTCGAACAAAGCCGCGCAGGCATCGCTCGATCTGGGTCAGGGTGCCCGGTTTGCCGAGCAGGCTGCTGGCGCTCTGCGCTCCGTGGGCATCAAACCCCTCGAAGGGGAGCCGCTGGTGCGCAGCCTCAAGGCCGTGTCGAGCAATCCTGAGTTCGCTGGCAACGATGTGCTGCTGGGTTCGCTGCGCAACGTGGCCGACGACATTGCCAAGTGGACCAACAGTGGCGGCATCATCGACGCCCGCGCCCTCGATGCCATCCGCAAGAACTCGGTCAATGCTGCGATCCAGCAGCTTCGCCCGGGCATGGACGCCACCAGCCAGCGCAACCTCGCCGCTGGCGTTCTGAGTCGTGTCAAGCCGGTGATCGACGATGCCATCGAGGCAGCAGGCGGCGCAGGCTACCGCGACTACCTCAAGGAACACGCCAAGCTGTCCCAGAAGATTGCCGAGAAGCAGTTGACTGGTGAGGCGTTGAAACTGTGGAAGACTGATAAGAATGCGTTCGTGCGCCTCGTGCAGAACGAGTCGCCCGAAGCCGTGGAAAAGATCCTCGGCCCGGGTAAGTACAACATCGCAGTCGAGTTGGCCGAAGACACGCTGGGCACCTTGCAGTCCGAGGCCACCAAGGTCATTCGCAACGCCAACATCAAGTCTCAAGTCGAAGGCGGTCAGACAGCCCTCAAGGAACTGCTGCTCCAGAACATGAGCAAGTTCCGTCTGCCGTCCTATTTGAGTGCCGTGGCCGCAACGACCAATAAGGCGTTGAACATTCTGGAGAACAAGATCGGCCAGAAGACGATGGCAACGCTGACCGAAGCACTCAAGACCCCCGAGGGTGCTGCAAACCTGCTGGAGTCGCTGCCTGCCGCCGAGCGCAACCGTGTGTTGCAACTGATCGGTGACCCATCAAAATGGAGCGCACCAGCCCGCGCCACAGTAACCGGTGGCACCGCCGCCGCCGTCAACATGCTGGCTCCAGAGCGTAATGTCGAGAATGAATTTGTGAGGTAGTACCAATGGCGTTCGACGAAACGAACTTCGATCCAGTGAAATACGGCGTCCTGTGGGAACGGGTGCAGGTGATGGACAAGAAGATGGACAAGATGGAAGCCCAGATTGACCAGCTTCTTGAACTCGCCAACAAGTCCAAGGGTGGGTTCTGGATGGGCATGACCATCGCCTCGGGTGTCGGCGGCATCATCGGCTGGATCACAAGCCATTGGAAGCCCTGACATGTACACCCTCGGTGTTCGATCAAAAGCACGGCTCAGAGGTGTGCACCCTGATCTGGTCAAGGTCGTCGAACGGGCGATCAATCTGACCACGGTAGATTTCACCGTACTCGAAGGCGTCCGCAATCCGCTGCGCCAGATGAAGCTGGTGGAAGCCGGGGCCAGTCAGACCATGAACTCGCGCCACATCCCCGGGGCCGATGGATTCGCCAAGGCGGTGGATCTTGGGGCTTGGGTGGATGACGAGGTGCGCTGGGACTGGCCGCTGTACCACAAGATCGCCGCAGCCATGCTTGAGGCTGCTCGGGAACTGAACGTCAAGATTGTCTGGGGTGGTTCGTGGACAAAATTCCGCGATGGGCCTCATTTCGAGTTGGATCGCAAAGCGTATCCGTGAAACAGGTTTGCATTTGCTGCGGTGTTGAAAAGCCGATTCTGGACTTTGAGCACCAGAAGAATCGACCGAACCCGCGCAAAAAGTGCAAAGAATGTCGGTACAAAGAACGGGACCACGAAAGCGAAAAGAAACGGCATCGTGAATACATGCGTGAGCGCCGCAAGAATGATCCCGATACAGTGCGCCGGAACTGGGAAAGATCGGTGTACGGTGCAAGCAAAGAAGAACTCGATGCGGCGTCGTGCGTGATCTGTGGTTCCACCCGCAGGTTGTGCATTGACCATGACCACGCGACCAAAAAGATTCGCGGCATTCTCTGTACAAAATGCAACGCTGGTCTTGGTATGTTCGATGACAATCCCGCCCGTTTGGATGCTGCCATTCGGTATTTGAAAGGATCAAAATGATGGACCCCGTAACCGTACTTGCCGCCCTTGGTCCGCTGGCTGTTGACCTTGGCAAATCACTAATCGGACGATTCATCCAGACCGACTCATACAAGCCGGTGAACGTGGACGAGTACGTCAAGATGCGTCAGCTTGATTTGGATATGTTCAAGGCGATGAATGATGCCGGTGGCACCAACCCCTCGTACCCGTGGGTCGAGGCTACTGTGCGCCTGATGCGCCCCGCTGTGGCCGTCATCGTGTTGGGTACATGGGCCACCCTCAAACTGAATGGTCAGCCCAGCGATGCGGTGGACAATTTCGCCGCAGCCGTGGGCTTCTACCTGTTCGGTGACCGCACCCTGTTCTACGCCCGCAAGAGCAAGTAAAGCAGCGGTACCCAGATCAACCAGCCAAGGATTGCCAGCAGCATCCACTTTGCCAGCGCCTTGAGTTGCCGGTTGATGTACGGCACGAACACCGGCTGCGGGTGCTTGGGGTATCGCTGACCCACCTTGGCAACAGTTGCTGGGCAGTTGCGCCCTTGGTTGCATTCTCCATCGCAGCAATATCTCATGTCGGCACTCCTTCGAGTTTGGGCAGCACGGTCATCTTTTTGTTGGCGAACTGGATGCGGGCGAACTCCAGCGCCCGCTCCATGTCCTTGATCGTGATCACGTCCATCTGGGCGTCATGCAGTTCCATGAGTTCCTGAAGCGCCTTGATCTGCTCGGCCGTGGGCACGAATCGTTTGGTGGTCACCGCACGATGAACAATGTGCAGCAAAGCCTCGCGCCCGTCAATCGCCACGTCCTTGTACTCGGCACCAAACCCAAGCTGGTACAGCGCCTCCACGATGTTGGACATGGCGATCAGGGTGTCCATGTCACCCTTGACCGCCGATCCGCGCATCAGCGCCACCATCGCCTCGCTGTTCTTGATCTTGAGGTCCAGCAGGTAGCTTTCATGCTTGGCAACAGGCTTGAGGCTTTCCATGACGTAGCCAATCGTGTCGAGTCGGACACCCTTGGGTCGGTACTTGCTGCGTTTCCTCACGACAACGACCTCCACTTGCTCTTGGGTTCGTTGGCCCGCTCCACGTAGAAGTGGATCAGGAAGTTGAAAATCTGGACGTAGGTCATGTCGATACCTGTGTCGCGTTTGATGCGCTCACGGATCAGGTCGATGTCCTTGGTCACAGGCACCGTGATGCGCTTGGTCTTGGGATCAATCAAAACGGTGCCTCCGGTAGTTGTTCGTGCTGCTGGCGCTGGTATTCGCGCTCCTGCTGTGGGGTCCAAGGCGTAGGGCCGCCCGGAGGAGGGAAAGGCCATGTGTTCACGATTGCTCCTCGGTGGCTTTGTGCAGATAAACCGTCAGGCGCTTGATTTTGGCCTCGTAATACTTGCACATCGAGTCGGCGTATTCGCGGCCGCTCTGTGCCTCCAACAGCTTGCGCTTGGAGTCCTCCAGTTCCCGCAGTGCGATGGCTTCGGCACTCGGGGTGGTGTAAATGTTCTTCACCCAGTCATACAGTTCACGGATCACGATTACTCCTTTGGTGGTTGGTGTGACACAAGTGTATCACACTTTCAATAGAGTCCGTCAAGCACTGGCTGCTGATAATTTGGACCCTTGGTGATCTTGCCGTTGATGTCACGAATGGGTTGACCGTTTTCGTCAAACTTGGACCAGTTGCTTGTGTTCACTCGGTCACACGCAGCAGCGCCCTTCATGCCCGCGCAGTACGCCGCACCGATGCCAGTGACCACCTGATCAGCGATGCTGTCAAGGAACTCGTTGCGGTTAACGATTTCGACAGTGCTGAGTCCTTTTTTTAGTCGATCCGCAATCCGCGAAACAACTGAATCAAGATCATCAAGGAGTTTGATCATGATGATGTCGCCACCTTCAATCGTGCAGCCCATTTCCTGAATCTCCTCGAAGTGACACCCAAGCTGTACGTTGAAATCGGCAGCAGTTGGTTCTGGGCGGGCACGGCGGTGCCAAAGTTCAATGGCTTCTGTTGTCATCTCATACTCCTTTGGATTGACGATACTGTTTGACTGCGTTGCGCAGTCCTGCTTGTGTTGTGGCCTTCTCGTCGAGGGCCAGTGCTTGCGCTTGATCCAGCGTGTTCTGCATCAGGATGCGGTGGCACATGACCGGGGCACCCTGACCCTGACGGCGCACCCGGGCGTTGAACTGCTCGTACAAGTCCAGCGACCAGTTGAGGCCATACCACACGAGGATGTGGCCGTTCTTCTGGAGGCCGTCGATGCCGTGACCCATGCTGGCCGGGTGGCCGATCATCAGTTGGCAGTCACCGGTCTTCCATCGGTGCATGGCGTTTGTGAGAGACGCTTCGCTCTTGCATTCGGTCAGGTTGATCGGGCGCAGCGCCTTGAAGCGCTCCATGATGCGCTCGGCATCACTGCGGTACGCATAGGCACACAGGATCGGTGAGCCTTGGGCTTCGTCGATGATGTCCTCCAGCGCGTCCAGCTTCATGTCATGTACCGGTTCCCACAGCGGCATCCCGGCAATCGGGTACATGGCACCGTTGGAGAACTGCAAGCACTTGTTGGTCAGCGCCGCTTGGTTGAACGCCTCGACCTCCTTGCCACTTTCGAGCACGAGGAAGAACTCTTTCTCCAGCCGGTCGTACTTGGCCCGCAGGTCGTCGGGCATCTCGATCTCCACGTTGTTCACGATCAGATCGGGCAGCGGGTTGTAGTCCTCGGCCGACATCTCCAGCGTGATGTCACCGATCAGCTTCTTGATGGTGTCCTCGGTGTCGTCATACGGCACCTCTTTGTACGGCCCTACCTTGCGGTAGAACCGGGTGCGGAAGGCCGTCTTGCTGGTGCCCAGACGCTCACCCTTGTCCACCACGAGGAACTGACCGTGGAGGTCTTTGTAGCCGTTGCTGGCCGGGGTGCCGGTCAGGCCCGTGGTCCAGTCGAACTTGTCCGCGATCTTGCGAAACGCCTTGACCCGGTTCGTGCTGGAGTTCTTCATCTTGCTGATCTCGTCCCAGATGATCCCGTTAAACGGCATCGGGCGATCCTTCTTGACGAAGTAGGTCTGGAGAGTCTCGGCCAGCCAGCCGAGGTTCTCGTAGTTGATCATGTACACGTCAGCAGGGCGCAGGAGAGCACGGGTGCGCTGATCCTTGGTGCCCGCCACCATGCTGAACTTGAGATGCTTGGTGTGCTCCCACTTTGCAGCCTCCTGCCGCCACACCAGTCGGATGACTCGGATCGGGGCCACGATGATCACACCGCGCAGGAAGCCGGTGTTGATCAGGTGCGCGAGGCTGGTCAGCGTGATGACGGTCTTTCCCAGACCCATGTCCAACCACAGCATCGAGTGGGGGTGGGTGCATTGGAAGTTGACCGCCTTCTTCTGGTAGTCATGGAGCAGGTCAGGTGTCAGCATCCCATCACCATCGTGTCCACCATCGCCATGCCCTCGTCCACGTTGTCAACCACGAACACGGGCACCTTGTGCTGCCGCAGCCTGTGGTGCTCACGCTCCTGCGCAGGCGTGGGCTTCTGACCCTCGCGCTTGAACTCGCAGAACCACATGCGCCCATCGGCCCGGATAAACAGGCGATCCGGCACAGCGGCGCGGTTGGGGCTGGTGAACTTGTAGACCAGCACGTTTTTGGTCTTGGCGTACTCGCAGACCTTGGCTTCGATTTGTTTTTCAAGCACCTCGGCACCCCTCGTCGAGTTGGTGTTTCGCTTCATCGTCACGCTCTTGCAGCACCTCGGCCAGCTTCTGCATGTAGTGCGCACCCTTGCGAATCTCTTGGACGTTCTCGTCCTTGGTGCCCATGCGCATGACGTACTTGAGCGCACCGCCACGGTAGAACCCGATGCGCTGCTCAATGGGCCATGTGTCCACCACGTCCCACGGCTCCACGCCCATGTTCTTGTAGTGATCACCGCCGATTTGAATGTCTCTTGCTTTCATGCCAACCCCAAACAAAGTTTCTCGACCTCGCGGACGTAGTAGTCGAAATCGACAGGCAACTTGCCCGCCTCCTTGATGTCGTTGCAAGGCTGGACACCCCAGCCACTCTCGACACCGATCTTGCGCCACTCGGTCTTGCCCTTGAGCGGCGGCATCCACTTGAACAGACGGCCACCGCCTTCGGCGATGTAGTAGCGCGTGATGTTCTGCAACTGCTGGGGCGGTTGACCGTCCCACTCGATTGCCAGATAGCTGGAGCGCGGCACCTTGGTGCGCAGCATGAAGTCCATGATGTCGGGCCACTGCTGCACGGTCTGCCGGATCGGCGCACCTTCGACCAGCACCTTCTCGGCCACTTTGGGGATCACGAGGCCACCAGCGTTCTGGTGCCAGCCAGCCTTCCACTCGTAGGCACCTTTGCGCTTGGTGCTGCCATCCTCGAACACGCCGATGTAGTTGTTGACATCGCGGATCATCATGGCCTTGTAGATGGCTTCCTCAAGGTTCAAACCAGTGCGCTCCTGCCACGCCATGCGGGCCAGATCGACCAGCACCTTGTGGGTGCGCGGCACCCGCACGGTCAGGCCGTCCGTGTTCACTTGGATCAGGCGCAGCCCGGGGATCGTCATCAACCCCTCGGCCAGCAGGCACAGCAGCAGTTGCCCGTTGAGCGTGATGCTCATGGTGAACAGCGGGTCGTAGAACACGCTGAACTGGTTGTTGCTGTCGCCGTAGACGCCGTTGAGCGCCAGCTTCAGCATGGCCGATTCTGCGGACTTCTTGGGGTACTGCTTGCGCTGCTCGAACAGGTGCTTGTAGATGGCAACGAAGTCTTTGCCGAGGTGGGCCGGGTGGAACCCATTCGTGATTGCCAAGTTTGGATAGTACGAAGTGACATCGAGGTCCACGATGACGTGTTCAGAATCTGACTCGATGATTTCCGACTCGACGGAGCCGTGGATGCCGCCGAGACCAAAGACAAAAGTGAATCCATTGATGGTTGCGGTCAGGTCAGTGAAGACCCCTTTGGTTTCTGTGATCGACTGCTGCTTGAGCCAGCCCAGCACACGGTTGAACTCGGGCTGCTCGAACCTGATCCACGGCAAGATGGCGTCCTTTAGGTGGATCACCGGGCGCTTGGTCTGCCGGGGTGTGCGACCCTTGGGGCCGAAGTCGTAGCAGGCCACACCGGCTTCCTCCAGCTTCATGACGAAATAGTCCTTGCCGATTTTGGTGTCGTTGTGGTTCATGAAGTCCCGGGCGTACTTGCGCGTCAGTTCCTCGCGGAAGTGCAGCATGTCGAGGCTCTTGTGATAGAACGCCTTGGTCTGCGCCACGTCATGCTGGTTGTACTTCTTGAGCACTTCAACCTGCTCACGGGTCAGCGTGGTGCCCACCTTGAACGGCAAGTCCTCGATGCTGTCGGAGCGCATGTTGAACTCCAGCACCTTGAGGCTGGTGGCCCGGGCCTTGTTGTCGAAGTGGTGAATCTTGAACAGGTCGATCTGGGTGACGAACTGGTCGGACGGCTTGACGAGGTGCATCCAGCGGTCGCCGTCTTCATCCTGCGACCCGATGATCGCCATCGCCTTTTGGTACAGCGTGGTAGCGTCAGCCTTACCCATGCGAATCAGGGTGTGCAGGACCGGGTAGTCGAACCCGAGGTTGTTGAAGCCCACCATGCGGGCGTTGGCTTCTTTGAGTTGCTGAAGAAACGCGATGATCTCGCGTGAGTCGTTGCGCCAGTCACTGATCTCGAACATGAGTCTGATTGGCGCGTCAACGTGCTCGAACGCAGCGGTAAACACGTTGGGATAGGTTTCGAGGTCATAGACCCAATCGTTACTCATTACGGTTACTCGGAAAGGTGGGGCGACTTAAAGGGCACATAAAGAGGGAACACGTCCCACAGCGTCAAGCAGCTTCCCAGTGCCGCCCCGATTCGATTACTGCTGACCCATCATGAAGGGCGGCAGACCAGCGGGAGCACCGGGGAACGGGGCAGCAGGCATCGGCGCGGCCGGAGCAGCAAACCCGGGCACACCAGCAGGCGCGAAACCCGGGGCGGCAACAGGAGCACCAGTCACAGCACCGAACAGGTTCGATGCGTCCACGGCACCCTCACCGAACGGAGTGTCATCGCCAGCAAACTGCACGGCAATCAGATCGCAGCGGATGCCACGGCCGTGCTTGTTTTCTTGCAGCCACGGTTTGACGGCAGCGTTGACACGGCAACCACCGTACATCTTGCGGGCAAGCTGCTGGTAGGCCATCGTGTTGGCCGGGTCGATGGGTTGACCATCGGCTTGGATCATCTGCGGCTGCGAGTCGCGGCCAGCGGTGATGAACACATGACCGGCGTATCCATCGTAGGGCTGGAAGGTCTTCTTGTTGACCTTCTCCTCGCCACGACCAAAGCATCGCAGTTTGCGGTCGGCTTGGATCATGCCCATGACGGTCTGGGCGTGTTCCTTCCACTTCTCCAGTGCCATCGCACCGTACTTCTGCATGAACTGCTGGAAGCCAGCGTGGTCCTGCGGCATGATGAACTCGCAGTTGTACGAGATGCGCTCCTTGCCGGTCTGCTCGTTGACCTGACGCTGGGGTTCAGCGAGGTGGGGAAAGGACAGACGGACGTTCGAGAGGAAAATGATTTCAGACAT